ATAAACAGAGGCAAAGAAGTCATCAGCAATGTGATTCGGGATGAAAGCGAACTCGTCAAGAAAGATGACATTATAGGATCCGCCTCGGACAGCAGATGACGAAGTAGAGTTAGATGAAATCTTGGAGCCATTTTCTAATTCTAACGATCCTTTGTTCCATGATATAATACCTTGTTGCATCCACTTAGGTAAGTTTTCATAAGCAAGTTGTAGTCTTCCTAGGAGATCTCTTGCGGTAGACGCTTTGTTTGCCAGAATAGCTATATTAACGTTGTCGTTAAATACTGCGTAATGTAACAAATACGAAACACAAGTTGTAGATTTACCCGTCTGTCTGGGCATCTTACAAATATTAAATCTGTTGTCATGGAAATTTTGAATCAATCTTTCCTGAAACGGATACATGTTAAATGGAACAAGACCATGATCCAGAGAAACAATCTTAATATAGTTTCTAGCAAAATATACAGGATCTTCTTTACACTTTAAGAACTCAATAATTTGTTCTTGTGTAAATTCAATAGCAGTATTTGCTTTTTTTAGATTGGGATTACCAAGATAGACTTCACTCATAATTTCACCTTAATAAATTTCTCTCCATTGAAGTGCTGCTGCTACTTGAGCAACAGCGTTACCAGTTGTTGTAATTGTCCTTATGATAACTGCATAAATTTCAGAATTACTTGAATCTATATTTTGAACAATAATATTTTTCTTTGCTGCACTCAATGTTCCGGAAGCAACAGGAGATAATGAGTTTTGAGATGCTCCTGATGGAACATAACCAGACGCAAATACATCCCCATCACTATAAGTTGTTGCATCTACACAAACTTCAACTCCACTATTATTAGAAGCTGAAGTCCAAGTAAGAGTTCCTGCATTACCAATATACGCAGAACTTGGAAGTTTTATAATTTTATAAATGATACTATTAGTTTCACAGTGAATAGAAAGATTGTTTAATCTTACAGATATTCTATTTGGATATCCTTGGAAAGTATTTTTAAGACGAATTGCAACTAATGGAAATTCTGTTCCTGCGGGAGTTGGTGTAGTTCTTGTTGTAGTCATTGTATATGCAAAGTCAATACCACTTTCAACATAACCACCTTCACTCGCAACAGTTGAACAAATCTGGTCAAATGATGCTCCAACACCAACGGCAGTATTTCTTATTTCACAACGAACTGGCAGATTTGGGTTTGAAATATAAACTGTGGGATTATTGTTTGAGTGATAAAACTCATGAGCAGTAATTAACTTCCCATCATGAGCAAAACCACAACGAACTCTACCAACACCTAACCACTGAAAGTCAATAAATGCTAGTTGAGTTTTTGTAAAGTCGGCATTAAAACCAGAAGTACCAGTTCCATCACATTTGTCTTTATTCCATTGTGATTGTGGAATTCTTGTTTCAGTTGCAATACCACTTGTAAAAGTTCTGATGACCCAGTTATAAGTTCCTATACCAGCATTAATACCATCAGATGTACTTAAACCTACTTGTTCTAGAAAAATTCCATCTCTATCATCAAAATATCCAGTTCTTTTCGTTGCATTCTGTTGGGGTGCATAAAAATTAAAAGAACTAAAAATTAGTTGTGATTTTCCTGGTTGATAATGGTGATAAAACTTTGTTTGATGGATTGAATATGCGGTGCTTCCAATACCCGTTTGTAGTCTTGCTGCTGCTTGATTTGCTATAAATGTAACAGTTGAACCTGTTCCAGAAACGCTATCCAAAAAGTTTGGATCAACTGCATAAAGATGTTTATAATCTCCAAGAGTAAATGGTTCGGAAACTCTTTGTCTACCAAAAGCATCATATGAGGTATTGTCTGGATTAATAACCAATCCAGTTCCAGTTTGTATTCCAATAGTTCCTGTAACTGGAAATGGATTATCTAAAGTTACTACCTCGCCATTTTTATTGGCGATCATATTCACTTCAAAAAGGGTTCTTTCCTGATTTAGGAAATCCTGTTCATTTTTATTAAATTGGGCCATGAATTATTCACTCCAGGTTAAACTTTCTGGTCTATATCTTTGTGCGGTTTTAATTTTTAAAGAGTTGGATGATGCTGGATAAATGTTATGGACAACTGCTCCAGGATACTCTCCTTGAAGTTGTTCTGCTAATTCATTTTTATTCATCATTTTACCTTCAACTTCCATACGATATAATCTTCCCTGCCAAACTACATCAGCAAGAAAAGATTCTCCAACTGGTTCTGATTGTTGTTCAGAACCATTTACATAAAGATTTCCATTAAAATCTCCAGCGATATTAATGCTCTCTGAAATAAATTCTTTAAAGGATTTCATTATCTGCACCTCCAACGACGTAGTGCTTTATTGATTCTTGAATCTGGATCTCTTGCTGTTTTTGCTGAAGTTAATTTAGATTTCATTCCTTTCATTCTGCGGCAGAATGAAGAACGACGCTTTGCTCTCTTTCCCTTTGGTTTCTTTTCAGTCACTGCTGTCTGAAGTTTTGAACCTGGATTTTCACGACGATATGCTTTAACAGCAGCGGGACTCAATCCATCTGTTTTATCTTGACGATTAACTTTTTGCCAATCCTCCGCAAGTTCTTCTCTCCAATTTGAATATTGTTCTTTGACGCAATTTGGAACTACTCTATCTCCCTTTTTCTTCATTCCAACTTGCTTGTATCCTTTCCAGCATCCCTCATCAACAACTGGTTCCATATCATTTGGTCCAATGATATCAATTACTTGAGCAAATGAATTTCCATTTGAGTCTTCAATTGTCATGGACTCATCAACTTTACCCTGACCACTATCCAAATAATCTGCTGCAGTATCAATATAATCTGCTGCCTTGGTAATTTTAGACTGAACCCAAGCCTCAAGACCTCCTTCACCTTTACCAATTTTTTTCTTTAGTCTTTTTGCCGCTGATATAATTGTTGAAAGTTCAGAACGAGCCATTGAATATTCATGATCCTTTTCCTCATTTGCTGGATGAGGGCTATTTGCATGATAATGAGGATTTGACATTGCTACTGATGACAAATTAATTGGTAGAGAATATGTATCCCAATATTTACCACCATACTTACACTCATCTCTTAACTCATTCTTCTTACATCTTGGACAATATCTTTCCATATTTACTTGCTCCGATTTTGTACCCCAATTAGCAGCACCAACTTTACGACACTTAACAAGTGCTCCTGAAGCATAGGCACTTGGCCAAACGCTGTATCTTGACTTTACCTTATGGTAGCAAGCATCTTTTTTTCCACTACCTTTACCTGGTTTATCTTTTACTTCTTGGAGGTTCATTTCTTCTGTTCTAACATTTGTTGGTTTTGCGCCACCAGTTTTCTCTGGTTGATTTGGATCTAATCTATTTTTTCTTCTTCTTGCTGTCTCTTCCTCATCCTTTGAAAGTGCTCTTTTCATTTTTGAACTTCCACATTTCGGTGTAGAGGTTTGACCTGGTTGACGAGCACATGGTTTTCCGGCAAATTTACCACCCAGTTGAACCCAACCAGGTTTTCCATCAGAAGACTTTGATTTACCAAACCAATCACGAAGACCTTCATCTCCAGATTTGGTTTCTTCTTTTACATCCTTAAACTTTTTATGATGCTTTTTGGCATCTGCTTCCATTTTTTTCAAACGAGTATAATAATCTGGAATTTCATCTAAGTGTTGAAGAGCAATCTCCATTGCCAATTTATGATCCTTAGTATGCTCATGCTCAATTGGTTCTCCCATATCTAGTTGCTTCTGAATGAAAGAAACTTCTAGACGATGTTTCTTAGCAATCTGTTCAACTGTCTTATATGGTTTTAATTTTTGCTCACTCAATTTTTTCTTGCGACCCTGACAATGAGCTCTCTGAGAAAACCCTTTAGGATTGTCACAATCAATAGATTTTTTATATTTTTCTGACCAACCCATCAGGATAGAAAGAACTACTCTTTATTATTTAGAAAACCTTGCTTGAGTAGTTTTGACAATTCCGCAGTTGATCCTACAAACAAAGCGTTATTTGTGACATTATTTGTTGTCTTTACAGTATCTTCTTCAACGTCTTTTAATTTCTTTTGTAAGTCTATGAGTTTGTCAGTCACATCACCAACTGACTTAATTAACTGTCCAGCAACTTCATATGCTCTAGGAGAACCACCTTCCCCGGCAAGTTCCATAATGCCATTGATTGCTTCTTGTCCCTTCTCAATCAATGAATATAAGTTTGCACGAGTATACTCATAGTCTTTTTTTATATCACTATTAGTTTCTTTAACAGTTTCTAGAGCAGACTGATAATTACTATCTACCTCTACAATGCTACCTTCAACATTGAGTGCTTCATCAATCTTATCAAATTTATTTGACATAGTTTTGGTTCATCCATTAAATATCTATGCTTCTAGATGGGCTAAAGTCTCTGGAATCTGTAAATGAGAAGATATTTTCATTAAATCCAAAGTCATCATCAATATCAACTAGAGCATCATCAGCAGCAGTCAATTTATCAATTGATGTATTTTCTAAATGAGTTGTAATTGAACTTCCATCATATCCTCTCTTCACAGTAATTGTTGTACCATCAACAACTTCTACAATTTTCATGATCTCACTATTAATAATAATTCTATCTCCTGCCGTCATTCCTGTAGAAGTGCTTATTGTGAGTCTTGTCTCTGTCTTGGTTAAAGGTTCTCTTAAAACAGATACGTCATCGTTATTATAATCTTTAAGTGCTTTTGGTGTAGCAGTATATCTTAATTCACGTTTTGCGGTTTCTCTATTAGTATCAGCATAGTAATCAACTTGAACCTTACGAATAAGTCCATCTGTAGTATCTGCGATTGGACCAAACATGTAAGTTTTGGCAGTAAATTGTAAAGTATAAATCAATGCCCGTCTGGTTGAAAAATCACCCTCATAATCATCTTGGAAAGAAATACTATCCAATACAACACTAACGTCTCTTTTTTCTCCAATTGAATCTATCAAATCAATCGTTAAATTGAATGATGGTTGGAAAAACGGAAGTATTTGCTCTACAATTTGAAGAGAATCATCATTGAGTTTAGTTAGTATATTTAAT